GATCTAGGCTAGTTAGCGTCTCTATTCTTTTTATTTCAGAATCAATAACTAACTTGTCTTGAGCCGAAACATAAGCTTGCAAGTCATTTAATCGTTTTAGTTCTTCTTGCTTTATCAGTGCCGCTTGTTCTTTGGTTATTTTTAATTTGTCATTTTTTCCAGAAGAGCCTGCGTCTCCTGATGCTGCTGCGGCTTCTGGGCCGTTGATTGTAGCTCCTCCGAGCTGTTTAATTTTCTCTTTTGCTATATCAGAAGTTGACGAAAGTCTTTCAACTTGAGATTGAAGCCTTTGGATTTGAGTATTTATTTGTACTTTTTCGCCTACTGATGCGCTAGTTGCTAGCTTTTTATTTAACTCATCAATTTGAGCATTTAAAATAGGGATTTTTATCTTTGCTTCTAAAACAGTGGTATTAAATCTAGCAAGATTAGCAGACAAAGAGTCGTTAGAAGTATAGCTCGAAACTTCAATTTGCTTTTTAATAAATGAGTCTAACAAATCTGTTGCAGACTGAATTGCTGGCCCTAGAATTTTATTAAATGTTATCGCAAGAGAGTCAAATGCGTTGCCGCTAGATACTTTTAATTTGTCGAAAGCATCTTTCAACGGCGTAACAGATTCAGCAGCAGAACTAAACTTCTTTGGGACTTCGTCTAGAATTAGATTGGCTCTGATTTGTTGCTTTTGTTGTTCTGTTAATGCTGATGCAGTAAGGCCAATAGATTTTGCAGCATTGGCATAGGCCTTATCTAAATCTAAAACTATTCCGTAATTTCTTAAAACTCTAGCATTGCCAAATTCAACAAATGTAGATAAGTCCTCGAATGTTGTTTTGAAGTCTTTTCCAAGCGCTCCAGATGCGCCTCTTGCAGCGTCCATAATTTGAGGGATTTTTGACGCCTGCTCGCCTAGCGCAATAATTCCTTGTGTAGCAATTTTTAAAGCGTCTTCGTCATCAATAAGACCTTGAGTGGCGTTTATAATTGACTCGCCAAATTTATCAGCCGCAAGTCCTGCGCTTGTTGCTACGTTTGCAAATTGAGCGTTAATTGCGTTCACTTGCTCGCCAGCTAAGGCCATTCTAAATGCAGCAGAACCAGCTACCGCGACAGCAGCAGCAAGTGTTCCATAAGGACCTGCAGCTCTAACTGCGGCTTGAGCCATTCCAGAAATACCATTGCTTGCGGCCTCTGCACCGTCAGCTAGGTCTTGAAGTCCAGAGCCTTTTTTATCGAATGATTGACCAATTTTTTTAGATGATTTGTCGGCTTGTCGTTCAACAGCAAGAAAGCCATCTTTGACCTCTCCGCTATCGAGTACAACCTTTATTCGTAATTCATCAGCCATTTATCTACCTAAAACCTTTTGAAGTTGCTCAGGAGTGATATAATTTTTCTTTTTAATTTCTTTCGGATAAGCTTTAGAAAATAATTCTTTGTGCATCTTAGTCCTTGCCGATTTTTTCATGTTAGGCCAGTCTGCGACGTTAAGCTGTTTTAACTGTTCTTGAGCCTCTATTGAAGTAATTGCCAACCATAAAGATTCAATCTTATCAGAATCAGTGTTCTCAATTTCATCAAGACTTAATCCGTAAAAATAACAAAGCTTAGCCAGAACGTAATCAGGTGCACTTAGTTTTTTTTTGAACCAGTCACAGTTTCCATGAGCTGCGTGATGTGATCGAACTCTAATGTTTCAAACACACCAACAGGTAAACCCAACAACTCTAAAAACTCTTGCATAACAGTTGCAGCGTCTCCGCTTTCACCGATCTTTAAAAGGTTTTCGCGATATTGTTGAGTCTCTTTAAACTTAGGCTTTCTAAGCTCAAACTTTTTATCATCTAATTCTATTTCAAAAACTGTTCTAACTAATTTCATAAATCCTTAGTGTTGAGCCGATCCGTAAATCGGCCCTCTGTTTATATTAGTAACCAGCCTTTGCAGCATCACCGATCATAAAAAACTGGATGCCTTTTGGCTTAGTCTCATCAGGAAAGATTGTGAATGTTGCAGGGATTTCAGATAAGTTTTCACCTGAAAAGTTGAAAGTATCTAAACCCATTTGAGCAGTCCAAAAATTCCAGTCAGCAGATTTATCTGAAGTATCTTTATCAACTGGGTGCATAGTGATTTTAATTTTAGGATTTGAGCCGCCTACGTTTGCAGGTCCGTATCCGAAAACAGCGTCTTTATCAGCGCCCACAGGTGTGAAAACTGGCATGCCGTACATGACCATGATGTTTTGCAAAGATGCTTTGTCAGTCTCTTGTAATACAATGCTAAGTTCTGGCTTGTCGTAACCAGTGATGCGCTCATCTTTAACTGTAGTTCCTGATGCGTGACAAGTGATTTCAACAGTTTGTTGAGCAAATCCTGCTAATTCGATGTCACCTTTTAAACAACCTGCTGATTGTTTTGTTTGACCTAAAGTAACAACCTTAAAAGAAAAAGTTGTAGGCGCTGCAGTTGAATCAATTGCCGGTTGAGCATAACCGATTGCTGTGTGAGTAAGAGTTACTGTGTCGCCTGATGATGTAGCGTCAAAGCCAGAAACTGCAGTTAAAACAGCAGCCAAAGCAGTAGCAACAGCCGTTGCAGTATCATTTGCAGAAATCGCAACAGCGTGTCCAGTCCAACCGCCAGCAGGTGCTGGATCAGTTCCAAGTGTAGCAACATTAAACCATGCATAGTGCTTTGCACCTGCAGCATCGTGGAACAAGAAATATTTATTTTGTAAGCTTGATGTTACGTCAGCAACACACTTGATTGATTGAACTTGCGCAACGTCTTCGCCTAAATATACGTACATAGGACGAACTGAAATATTTTGAATTGCCATTGGATTTACCCCTTGAAAAATGGTTGATTAACCGTTCATCAAGAATTTTAAATCGTTAGCAGTTCAAATCCACCCCGGTGCCAAATATGATAGTAATATTGAACGTGAGTTTAACTTGTATTGTGTTGTCGTTTGATTCTAATGGCTGAGCTTCGATAGATTGGCACACAACATTTTTAATAAACGTCTGGCCTGAATATTTAGCGCGTCTTAAACAATTGATTCTATACTTGTTAGCGATGTCCATTGCTTCATCTAGCTCATCAGTTGATGTTCTAGATCCAGAAAAAAACAAAGTTGTAGTGGCAGTTACAACATCAGTTGTAGTGTTTTGATTTGACGCTGTTGTGGCAACTGAACCGTAAAATATGTGAAATCTTTTGTCGAAATTATTATCACCTAATTGATCTGAGTTAAAACCATTATCAAACACAGAGAAATCAGAATCAATTTCTGTCAGTCTGTCTGTTAAATAAGTTCTGATTGGTTTAAAGCTCATCCTCGTCTCACAATAATCGTATGTAAAATTGTTTTCTCATAACTATTTTGAATCGTGTCTTTGTTGAAGTCTAAAGCGAGCTGAGATCTAGATGCCTTAGTGTTTGATAGCTCCATGTATTTTGCAGCTTTAATGCTAAACAAATCTCCTGCAACATTTGAGTTACCATCAAAAATAAATTGAAGCGCTTTGTATGTTGATAATTGTTTAACCTGTTGTTTATCTAAAATATCAGCAGCAGTATACTTTGAACCGTCATGTGCTTTAATATCTTTTTCATCGAGCATATCAGTGATCCACTCCTGCGCTCGTAAGTGGACCATGTTCCACGACGACCACTTCTTTGGTAGATAGTTGTCAATCTCTGGCTCATACGCGTAAAGGTCAAAGTCAGACGAAAACAGTCCAGCTGCAGATAGGTTTATAACTGTAACATCTTTTGTGAATATTTCACTTGAAGGAAGTGTCGTATTAATTCTTAAAGAGATCGTTTTTGTTCCAGATGTTGTAAAAACCCAATCAACGTATTTTTTGGCTGTGATGTTGTACCAAGTGACACCAGCATCTACAGAGATCTCATGTGATATTGTAGCCAGCGTTAAGTCAGGCGCTATGAATGATGCGCTTACATCTATTCTTAATTTGTCACCTGTAAAAACTTTGTCGTCTGATTTGATAATACCAAATATTGACATTGCTACACCTCATCCTGTGATGACCACTTAACATTGTTTTCATATCTCAAAGATAGGACTTCCATGTCCTGCAGGCCGATCTTGTCGTGCGATTCTGTAGGAATAAATCCCCAAAACTTTTCTGCAAAACGTGAACCTAGCTCTGTGCATACCATCGCTTTATTCCCATTCAAAACTAGCTTGTTAAAAATAAGATTCAACCAGCCAAATATTATCGTAAGTCCGATGAAAATTATTTGCTCGATTGCGTATCTAATCCCAACTTGCTTTTCTAGCCACTCGTATACTTGAAATCTTAAATGATCGGGTACGGTCCACTCGTAAACTTTGACAACTTCATAATGCTTATTCCACTCTGACCGAGTTACCTTTTGTGATTTTGGAAATAGCGACTCGTAAACCTTTGGTTCTGCGTATCCGTCCAATTCAATTGCGAAGTGTCCAGAATTAACTATCTCACCAATTTGGAGTAACTTATTCCCTGCTTTTTTGTACCAAGCTAATGGGTTTGCAAATAAAAATCTTACTGTCATAACGTCCCCGCAAAAATCCATAAATCATCAAGCTGCTGAGAAGACCAACCAAGCGCAAGACCAACAGAGGCAACAAGTGGCCTTCGCCTGTCAAATAGCGTTGAATATTCCCACTCTGTAATAGCAAGACTTTTTATTGGCTCTGGTAGTGATCCAAGTGCTGCATCTATTGACGCAAGTCTCACTCCAGAAAGAATTAATGCTTGCCTAATCTGTCTAGGAGTAACCGGCTTGATATTGCTATACATTTTACCGATATCCCAAACCCATCCAACCTTTGGCTCTGGCTCAAGCCCATCAATCAAAATAATTTGTTGGTAATGCGCAAGCTGCGAAAAAGCCACTTCCTCTTCTACGTCCTCTATTTTTTTAACTTCATTATCGTTTATAAATGCGTATCTCATCAGCCGTCTACCTTCGTTATTTCAAGTAGTTCTGTTTTTTGCTTGAGTCTCAATATGGAGTCAAAACATCCAAGATGATTAAAATAAACACCATTGTAATATTTTTTTCTTATTCTAGAAAACCTACATTCAATAAAATATGTCTCTCTACCAGAAAGCTCGTTCAGCGCAAGTGTTGCCTGATTAACAGTGCCGACAAATAAACCTGTAGAAGATTCAGCCATTGTGACATCTGCAATAAATGTTTTTGTGAAACCACTGTCTGACAAAACATATAGTTTTGCAGATACTAAGCTTGAAGTAATCACTTTGTTTTTAAAAAGACTTGCCTGAATCTCGATGCCGTTCATGTTGCCAGAGTTAAAACGAGCATGAATATTTACCGACACAGTATTCTCGTCTGACTGTCCCCAGATTCTCTCTAGATAACAATTGTATTGATTCGACAACGCCACTAAGCCTGGAGCAGCCCTATTGACTGGTATCACGAACTCACAGCTAGAAAGGTGCCGAATCTTTCTCAATTAATCTCCCGCCACAAGGCCGATACTGCCCTCTTTCCCTACCCCATCGTAAGGAATGCTTATCTCTAAGACGTAGTGATTTAAATCAAATATCAAAGCCGCACTAACAGGTGTTGTGTGATAGTACCCGTTAGAGTCGGGGGAAATGTTTGACTGCGCTAATCCTGAAATCAAGTTCCCAGTTTTATCCCGCACAACATATGCTGCTTGGCCTAAATTAGAATCAGCCCGCAAGCCGTCTTTATTAAGCCAGAAAGTTACTTCAAGCATATTGCTTGCATTGATATTGGCCACTGCGCAGAGCTGGAAGTGTGGATCAACCACAACCTCCTGTATTTGATACGTCCCTTGATATGCGCTAGAAGAGGTTAAAATATCCACTGTTACTCCTTAATACTTGGTCTGATGTCAACTCCAGGCGGTGTTGAGAACGTGTACCTGACAAGAGTTCCAACAGTGTTAGGAATTGTTCCGAGCGCCAACCAGCTTGTGCCATCATTTGTTGAATATTCAAACCGTGCTGCGTTTGCTACTGTTGTATGATCGACTAGAAGAACATTCGTTAAATCATACGCGCGGTAATGAAGAGTTGGAACAGAACTTGCGTACGCTTTTTTTAATCTAAACGACGTTCTTGATGGGTTTCCGTTGTCTGAGTTATCAACAGATAGCTCCCAGTTTTCAGAGCTATCAGTCAAAGACTCATAACCTAAGAAAAAATCACACAACTGAGCTGGTATTGAAGTATCAAGTCCTAGTGTTGTGAAAAGAATTTTGAATTGAATTTGATCGCTAGAAGCAAGCGCAGTTAAATCTTCTGCAAATGGACACAGAGTCCAGCCTCCAGAGATAGAGCCAAAGCCGCTAGTTCGATAATAAACCTCTAATGATCCCGTGTAGTCATAAAGCGCATCAATTGTTGTGACATATTTTAAAACTGATGACGGAGTATCTAAAACTTTCGTAACAACATAAGAGTAATCAAACTGCGCCTCTGACCTAATGTCGGAAAGCATGATCCCACGCTGACCAACAGTTACGTTTGAAATCGCAATCCAACCATTCTCTACATCAAGTGCTACGATAGCGGCCGCTGGCTGAAGCTCAACCGCATCATTGACAACCAATCCCTCGAAGTATCTGTTATTAGTTCCGCCAAATATTGCATCTATAGAGTTGTTTAGAAATTTTTTCATAACAAAAACTAAACCAGTTGACCAAATTGCTCTGTCTAGTGCGTTTGACCAAGCCATATATGTCGGAGCTGGTAAAACAATTTGATTTGCGGCCCCTAGTAGGTTGACAGTCGCAAGCGACGGCCAAGAGGTAACACCAGAAGTTAGCTCTGAAAGTTTTCCTAGATACATACCAGAAGTAGTTCCAAAGAAAACACAATCAAAACCACTTAAGGGACCGTGTTGAGGCTGCGCAAAGTCTTCAGAATCAGTTATCAACAAAGTACCCGTTAGCGCTGGCAAGTTACCAGTTTTATGAACAAAGTTTGATCCGGTTTGACCAAAAGCTCGACCGATTTGTCCAGCTGACACATCTGTTGTAAAGTTGATAGCAGTACCGCCCGTTGTAGCCGAAAGTTGATAGCTGACGCCAGCAACAGCTGACACAACAAAGTAAACTGTATTCACTAACAAACCAGTTCCGCCGGTGATTGATGCAAACACCAACTGATCACCATTTACGAACGAGTGTCCTGCGTGGTTAATTATATTTGTTGATTCGGTTCCAGTCACGGCGCTTGATGACCATGTCGGAGCGGTTGCTGTGTTAAACACATAGTATTGATGTGTAGCCGATACTCCGTTGTGTACATATAAGCGACTATTGGCAAAATCCATAGCTGCGCCGGCCGAAGAAATGTTACTGTTTATATGCAATGATCCAAGGTTTGCAGGATCTTGAAGAAAATAAACTGCTTTTTGATCGTTACCTGTAGCAAATGGAATTGTTGGGAATCCGATTGGAACAAAGTCAGCAAGCGCTAAGTTATTAACAAGCATAGTCCCGCCGTTGATAATAACAGATCCAGTTGTGGCAATGAACACTTTCCAACCAGTAGTTCCTGTATCAACAACTTTAATTGATCTGTATATCGTTGTCGTGGCTGCTACATCTGGAAGGTTTATATTTACGCGCCCTACATAAGTATATGCGCCTGTTGCATAATTTATTGTGTATAAAATTAACGGAGTCGCTGCGCCAGCCTCGGCACCAAGCATGAAAATTCTTCCGTTAGAAGTCATATACATATTGTTTGCGACCGGAGTTACAGCCGCATCAATTTGTACATCAAGAAATTTATTAAGTGGCGGCCCTAGCGCTGTTTTTCCGTCTACTGTTTTAGAAAATGCACGACCTTGAGTTGTTGTTTTAGTTTGGTCATAGCTACTCACCACATCATCAAGTAGGTCTGCTTTTAAATATCTCATCTAAATCTCCTTAAAATAATTCGTAGTAAAAATTTGTTGGGCTATATTTTATTCCCGACAAAGTGTATGTAAAAACTTTTCTTAGACTATCTGGTGAAAAAACTGATCCAACAAATTCAATTTTGTCTATTCTTTGATTCATTGTTCCGACATCTAAATAATAAACAGTGGCTACAATATCTGAGTCAGAAAACAAAGCGCTTGTATAAGTAATATCAGAAATCCTTTGAGTCCTTAGTCCAGCGTCTGCATAGTTTATTGTCGCAATTCTATCGTATGCGGCCAGAGCCGCGACATGATAGCTGAACTTAACGCTATCCACAGTACCGGCCCCGCTGATCGTATCACCAGTAGGGAGCTGTGAGATCTTTCCGTCGTTAAGAACTAGCGGCTTGTGGATCATTATGCCAGCACTACGCAGTCATCAATATCTGTATCGATCTCTGTTGCCGAAATTGCCGTTCCAACTAATTGGTGAATTGTTGCGCCGCCTGCGAAAGTTGGAGGTGTAGCAGTTACGCCGCCTGCGGTTCCTAAGTACTGACGAGAGCCTGGAGTAAGTCCAGTGAGCGCTGTGTTTGTACCTTCAAAGTAGACAGTTGCATTGTTGCCTGATGTGGCTCCAACAAGAACAAATCCGTGCGCCTCTCTTGAGTTCGAATTATCGGCTAATCTTACATTTGGAGTTCCAGTATTGTCGTAGATATTTATGTACTTTCCTGCACCAATATTTTCAGATGCCAAAATTACCTTTACGTTTGGGCCGATTCCTATAGGCATAACAGAGATATCAAGAAGACCGCTTGAATCAAGGGCCACAAGCTCTCCAGCATCGGCTGCGCCTGTTGACGCAACAGTAGCCTCAACCTGAGTTAGCTTTCCGCCTACGAGTTGAATTGGTTTTTGTGCCATGTTTAAAATCCTTTTTAAAGCGTTATTGGTTCTTGAATATTAATAAAAATCGCACCACTACCTTGAGACGTTGCAACTAAAGTCCGAAAACCTGTAATTGGCGCTGTATCTGTGAGTGATCCGTTAATGTCTAAATATAATTGCGTGTTAACTGGCCATGTGAAACTTGAGTCTCGTAAAATGCCGTATGTTTTGACTTGAGTTGATTCATTGGCTTGAGCTGCAACAATGGTGATACCAAAAACAGTCGAGCTTGAAAGATCAATGTTGTTATTTGCGTAAATTACTGTGTTCGGAGAAGTGACCGTAACACACTTTAATGCGCTTAGGATTGCGCCTGCGTTGACTATTTCTAGTGATCCATCAGATCCGCCGCCAATGTCAGAAGCATTACCAACGTAAACCTCGACAGCTGTTTTATTTGCACGAGTCGGTGACTCTACAAAAGCGTCTTGTATTCTTTCGCCTGTCGTGTCCCTGATCGGCCCAGTCATTATTTGCCTTTTGGTTTTATTTTAGAATAAAGATCAATTCTGTCGTAGTACCAAGCAAACCAATATCCGTTTGCAAATTGAATATCGAAATATTTAACCTCAGATTTTAGTCTAAGATTATTCATCAACAGCGCCTCCTGAAGTTTCTCAGGAGACGTCGCCTTGATAAAATGAGGAAACACACCCATGTCTGTTTGTGTCCCTACATTCATTTTAATTAACCGATTTCAGCGATGAAAGGTGATTTGCCAGCCGCTAATGCAGCGCCTGCGAAATCTAAACCTTCAGTTAAACGCATAGCTTTCAAACCAAATAATTGATCGATAGCTACTTTTAATGTTCCAACACCGTAATCGATATCAGTTTCTTCGCCGTAAGCAGCGCCCTTTTGCAATGCAAACGCGATTGCTTCTTTTGAATAGATGAATGATTTTGTGATTGTTTCATCTTGATGTAATTTTACGTTAATTCCGTAAACTTTACCGATCACGCCCGATGGAATGTTACTTGCGCCGTAAGCGTCTGCACGAACAAACTCAGGGATTGCTAACAATAATGATTCATCATCACAGTTAACTAACATTGTTAAATCATTTAAACGCGCTTTGTTTTTCAATAACCATTTAC